ACTAGACCGTAATTAGTAAACGATGTTTGTCTTTGACAATTAGGACATTCAAGTGGACACCTGTGTGTCACATCTAAATTTAATCTACGTCTTTGTTTAAAGTATGTCATTCATTGCCTTTATAATAACTTCTATATTTGGTTTATTAACAGGATCAGTAAGACAATATGCCGGTCTTTTATAGTAAACTGGTCCTGCGTCTTTAATATTTTTATCTCTTGCATATATGAAATTCATTCCAAAGAAACGACACTCTTGCATTAATCTTGGTGCCGGATCAAATGTGTGTTTAGTATAAACGTAAGTATCAAACATACCTAATAAATTCTTTACAGGTACAAATACATGATTTAAATTATGATCTATGTACTTATCTTTATATGCCAAGATACCATGATTTTGGTATTTGTGAATATGTTTTTTTAGTTCAGTATAATAACTTTCGTTTGTACCTAGAAATAGATATTTAAACTTAACGTCTTTGACTATAGGTTTATATACACTGTAATTAATAATCTTTTCAAATTGTCTACCAACACCATTAGTATAAACTTCATGGTCGCATAAGTCAATTACTTTTTCTGGTTTAAAAAATTCTAGTGCTAAAGGATATTCTTTAGGATGGTTTTCTGAATATACTGATATAAGAGGTTTCTTAAATAATAAACGTAAAGTTAATTGTGTGTCTTTATCATAATCTTTAATACTTTTATATGCCAGAGTTATCATACTTCTACCCATAATTAAATTTACATCAGCTTCTTCATAATCAAAATACACATGTTTGAAATGTATATACTTTTCTGTTAAGGCCTCTATGTAAGTTTCTTTGGTAAACTTGTAGTGTGGTATAATTATAAGATTAGCTTTGATACCTAAATCATTTAAATACTGTACTTGCTCAAAGCTATAATGCATTAAGCCATCACCTGGTTTAGAAGTCACTATTACGTTTAATCTGGTCATATATTATAATAACATTTTTATTCTATTTTGTCAATGTTATGCATATTTATCCGTCTTATAAATAGCTATATACAGAATGGAGGCCAAAATGACTATAAAAGAAAAACATAAAGAGTTAAAAAAACAAGTTAACGAGGCTGAAATACGAAGACGGACTAGACGAGGTCCGAAAAGTTGGTCAGATTTAAGAAGATTAAAAAAATTAAAACTGGCTATGAAAGATAAATTATTAAAAAGTAAAAAATGATAAAATTTCAATACGATCTAGAGCGAATCAAAAAAGAGTTATCAACACTTCCTGAATATAAGAAACAGTTGTACTTACAAGGGTATTCAAAAGATATGAATCCCGAAGAAGGAGCTGGCGAAGGATATGCCATAGATAACGTAGAACAAACATACACGGTACCTCTTTTTGATATACCATATATTAATGAGATTATGGAAGAACATAATCTAACTAGAACGAGATTGATGAGAATGAAACCAAAATCCTGTTATCTATGGCATAACGATTTAACAAAAAGATTACATATACCAATTGAAACACATGAACATTGTTTTTTGATATTAGATAATGACCGATTTCATATACCAGCCACAGGCGAAGCGTATGTGATAGATACTACAAAAAAACATACGGCATTAAATTGTTCAACAATAAACAGAGTTCACATTGTTGGAGGATTGCCGAGTGACTACTAGATTTCCTACAGCAGACGAAAGATGGCCTAGAGCAGGTGACGTAATACCTGAAGAGCCTTTATATGACGCCGTTATTACATCACTACCAGGTATGGACAAAAGTAAACCGGCACCTGGTCCTTCTTTTCTAAAAGGTTATCTAGAACCATTAGGTTTTAAAATAAAAGTCGTTGACGGTCATATGTACGACACGTTAGATAATATAGAAAAAGAAATATCAAAATACAATTTTAGATGGTTAGGTATATCAGTATTTTCTTTTATGCAAAAAGAAGATGGTTTAAATCTAGGTAAAAGATTTGAAAATGTATTTTATGGTGGTTCAGGTGTTGATATTAAATGGCCAACTCCTTATTACATAGTAGGAGAAGGAGAATATGCTTTACGTGAGTTCTTAAATGGTAATTTTGATTATCCAGGTATCAACGGAAAACAACCAGTACAGATAGAGAACATAGAAGACTTACCACCACCAGATTATTCAGACGTAATACAACATCAAAAATATAGAAAGTTTGTAATATCAGGATCAAGAGGTTGCGTTAGAAACTGTACCTTTTGTGATGTTGCAAGTATATGGCCTAAATTCAGATGGAAGACAGGTAAGAAAATCGCCGATGAAATGCACCAAGTATCTGAACAAACAGGTACAAAGAAAATACACTTTTCAGATTCATTAATCAATGGCTCTATGAAACATTTTAGAGATTTGTGTAGAGAGTTATCTAACAGACCTAAAAAGATTAAATGGGAGGCACAGTTTATTGTAAGAGATCAAAAGACTTTCTCACAAGAAGACTTTGACAACTTGTCAAACTCTGGTTGCAATGGACTAGAAATGGGTATAGAAGCAGGTAACGAGGAAGTTAGAGACCATATGAGAAAGAAATTTAGTAATGATGATATAAAATATTTTGTGGAAAATCTCGGAAAGCGGAATATAACTATGAAGTTCTTACTGATTGTCGGTTATCCCACGGAAACGGAAAAAATGTTTGAAGATACTCTACAATTATTGAGAGACTATGCCAAGTATTCACATTTAATTAGTATATCGCACCACGTGATGATGACTTTTAAAAATACTCCATTAGATTTTGACCATAGAGAGTTATTTGATAGTGAGTTTGGATTTAAATGGAAAAATGAAAACTCTGATTTTGATATACGATTTGAAAGATTTATAAAAGTATATGAATTAGGAGTTAAACTAGGTTACCAATTTCAAGCACACTGTTTAGAAAAAATAGAAAGATATAAATCCGATAAACTTAATGAAGATAGAAAGTCTATAGGATTTGCCCACCCTAAAGATAAAAATAAACTACACGTACAATCTTAAAAAGATTTATTAAATCCTAAAGTAAATTTTCTTCCTTCTTGACTAAACCCATGAGGTGATTCATAATTTTCATCAAATAGATTTAACAAACTAATACCAAAGTCTATACCATGCCAATTATATCCAAGATTTAAATCTAACAAATGTGTTTCTGGCATTGATATGGTTGACCAATTAGAATTGTGTACATCTAAATGTTTGCCTTTATATTTGTAATTAGTAGTTAAAGAAAAGTTATTTTCTAAATCTTTTGTATGCATAAATCCAAGAGACCAATTAGGTCTTCTTAATTGTACTACATCACCTTTTTTACTATTTAAATGACTAATAAAAAATTTAGAGTTTTCTTGATTATAACTAAACTCTATACCGTCAGTATTTAAATCGCCAATATCATTTTTAAATATAGTTGTTGCAAAATTATTTTTAGTTAATGTTAACTCTTGTGATTCTCCATATTCAATAGCAGTCCATGTTGTTTTATCTTTATAACTTGTTGATGTACTACCACTTATACTTAAACCATCTTCTATCTCTTTAAAGAAACCTAATTTATATGTTTCGTGTTCCTCATCAAACCTATGATGATATGAAAATATATTATGTGAAAAATTAAAGAAGTATCCTAAATTATGATGTTGACCTGTTAATGATTCATTATGTTTGTAATCAAAACCAAATCCATATTTTTGTTTTTGATGTGTGCCTCTTATAGTATAGTTTTCACTTTCATAATGAGCATTATCATAATCTCTATCATATTCGTGTGTATGAAAAGTTAAACTGTTATTTAAATAATCAACACCTGTTTGTAAGGCAAAGAAAGTATTATCTGCCCATTTGCCGTCTTGTATAGAAACATTATGACCATCTATATCAGTGAAAGTGTTTCTTGCAAACCAAGATGTTCGCCAATGTACAAGATCGTACCATTTACTTACATTAACACCTATTGTTTTATTATTTGTTCCATCTTTTTCGTCAGCACCTGATAAAGCAGAAACGTTTTGTGATTTATGCTCACCTGCTGAAACAGATATATCAAAGTCATTTAATCTAGTATAATAATTACCACTAATAGTTTTATCATTACCATTACCTGATAAACTTAATCTTTTATCATAATCTACTGTTGTTCTAAAATTAATTGCACCACCAACAGCGTCTGCTCCCCAATGAGCACCTTGTGACCCTTTGTATACATCTATTTGTACAACATTGAACATAAAGTCTTGACCAACATCATGGGCACCTGTAGGTGTAGAGTAATCATTGATTGGTATTCCATTTAATAATACTAATGTGTGATTAGAGTTTGTGCCTCTTAAAAATAAAGATGATTGTTGACCTGTCGGACCTGATTGAGTTATGTCTAAGCCTTGAACATAGTTTAATACTTTAGGTAAATCAATTAGATTATACTTTTCAATTTCAGATTTTTTAATTGTATGAGTAGGTGTTATCTTGTCACCTAATGCGTTTGAATTGTTTATATTTGGATATATTGTAATACAAGGAATATCATCATTCCAATTACAATCACTATCCTTGGAATAGGCAACATTAGCCCACACCAAGATTAACATAAGAATTAATCTTATCATTGAGTCTCCTTGCTCGTTTACTGCCTAGGTGGCATTCGGAGTATAACCGTATCAAGTAATCTGAACGAATTGCACGTCACTTTCCCACTACGCTTTTAGGCAGTTATGTTATGGCCGGAGTCTACACTATGGGTGGAAATACTCCTAGCCGGCCACTAGGTTTCCTACGTGTAGACTATATTATATAGTATCACATTTAATCCAAAATGGCAACTTTCCGAATATAAATAAGTATATGGCTGGTATAGCAAACTTAACAATAGATCAAGGATCCAATTTTACTTATGACCTAGAAGTCACTAATGCTGACGGAACGGCATTTGACCTTACTGGATTTACAATGGTTGGTAAAATGGCTCAAGGATATGCAACAACTTATCCTAGAGTAGTATTTACTTGTACTTGTACAGCAAGTATGGCTCTTGAAGGAGTGGTAACTATTAGTTTAACTGCTGACCAAACAAAAGCATTAAAAGCCGGTCGTTGGATGTTTGATGTTGTTGCAACTCACACTGATAGTACGGTTACTCGTTTATTAGAGGGTATTGCTATTGTCACACCGTCTGTAGTAAAAGCTTTTACTTAAACGTTATATTCAAATATCGCTTTATTCTCACCTTTTTTAACAAGTCTAAATCTCGCTTTAGACATAAAGTTTTCTAAAGTAGCCCATTTCAAACCTGAAATATCATCAAATATCCATACAGTTTGATCTGCTTTTCTTTGATTAAAGAATACGGCCTCTTTTAAAACACTTTTAGTATCATGTGGACCGTCAAAGGCAACAAGTTCATATTTAGATATTAAAATTTTATTTTCTTCATAGATAGGATAACCATCGGCAAATCTATTAAAAAACTCTGAATCTTCAAAGTTAACTAAATGAAACTCTGGATAATCTTCAGCAAAGTTTATTAATGTTGTCTTTCTCATTAAGTTATCATAGTTAAACTTTCTTGCTAATACAGAATCAGAAGCTGCATAATCAATATTACCATAAGGGTCAATACCTAAATGTACTAATCTTGTTTGTGGATGATAATTTCTATATGCGTCTATAATAGTTTTACTTCCTAATCCTAATCTAACTCCAAGTTCTACACTACAACCAATAGGTTTTTTTAACATCTGTACTGCCTCTGCCAAAATATCATACTCAACACTATCGCCGGTAAACTTTTCTCCTTCGTTTACTTCTAATGCATATTTTCCAGTTTCAGGATCAATACCTGGATATGTTCTCTTAACATCTTTTGCAGTCTTATCAATAAATCTAGTATCTTTGGCACCTTTGCCTTCAACTTCCGTTTTATATATTGCTGTGTTATGACCTAAATCATTTACAACTGGTATAACTGGTGTATCTATATTTCTATTGTCCATAATTTGTCCTACTTCAAACGTACTGTTACCACTATGTTTACAACGTATTGTGGTATCAGCAAATATTTTAAATCCTTTTTGTCTTGCTTTTCTACAGAAATCAACATCTTCGGAAACAGTATTGTTATGATCTAATGCAGAGTGATAAGTAAAATAAGGATAACCAACTTCTCTTAATACTTTACTTTTAATTAAACAACAACCCATACCACAAGCAACTATCTCAAAGAAAGGATTGTCTTTACATTTATCCCATGGTATACGTCTAGAGCCGCCGTGGTCTCCTGCCTCGTATATTTCTAATGAGTGAGTTCCTGGTATTCTTTGTATATAAAGACCTGATACCATATCTACATCATGCTTAAGCATTCTTTCTAATGTATCTTTTGGAAATGCTATATCACTATCTACAGAAAATAGATAGTCGTAATGTTCTCCCCAATGTGCTATTAAATTTCTTACTTGGTCTATTTGATATCCATAAAAGAATTGAAACTCTACTTTAAATCCTTCTGGTATTGTTAAATCGTATATTGCTTTATATGTATCTGGTTCAATATACTTATTTGTTGGTATTGCTATTAATACTTTTTTCATATTGTTTCCTATTATTTAATGAGGCCTGTTTCTGTCTATTAAAAGAAAGAATACGCTCGGCGTTTTTTGTTTGTTCAGCGCTGTTAATTTTATAATCATTGATAGGATTTATATCATTATAATTATATACGATATCAGACACCACTTTTACTTTTGCAGGATCGGCTTGTTCTATTAATGTGTAGAATATAGAGCCGTCACCTCCTGCTTTGTACCATTCTCCATTTTCATCTTGGAAATTCCAGTCTTCGCAACCATCTAAAAGTTTTGCTTTAAAAGTTCTTAAATGTGTGTACGGCATGTTCCAATTAAATTTGTACATTCTATATTCTTTTCTATCTTTTACGTGAAATGGATACTCTTGTGCTATTAGAGGTATATTATCTACCATTGAATAACAAGACCCATAACTAAATTCTGTTGTGCCATCATAAAGATTATTATATTTTTGTAAAATTTGATTGTCATTAATAAATGAATCATCGCCATCTAAAAACATAACAATGTCCTCTGGTTTACAAAACTTTCTAATAGACTCTATTTGATTTCTTACGGCACCTTGATTTACTCCATTACGAAGTACTTTAATTTTTTTATCATCATCAAAAGCTTTTGCAATATGATAAGTTTCGTCTGTAGAACAATCATCAATTACTATCATTTGGTAGTTTTCATAATCTTGTTGTAAAACTGACCTAATACAATTTGCAATATATTTTTCAGCATTATAAGTTGGTGTTATAATAACTATTCTTTGTTCTTTTTTTCTAGGTATATAATTTTCTTCTAGATTTGTAAATCTTCTACCAAATACTTCTCTAACTCTAGAATTAATATAACTTACTTTTCTATATTCATCTACCGGTAAATATTGTCCTAACATTCTATATAAGTGTTGTTTCCATTGTAGTGCTACACTATCCCAACCAACTATACCTTTAATTTGATTACAAGCATATTGTTTTTGTTGATGTAAATATCTATTGTGATGTGCCATTATTGTGGCTTGTACAAATTTTTCTACTTGTCTTTCTTTAGGTATAAATGGAAATAAAGAGTTTGGTTCTATTGCATAGTCTATCATATAACAAGCTTCACTAACTGCTGTTTCTTCTAAAGCGCCAAAACGTGTACCAATGATAGGTGTATTATATAATAATGACTCTAAAGAAGATATACCAAACGTTTCTGGAAAAGCACCTGGAAATAATTTATAAGTTGCTCTGGCCAATATCTCTGCTATTTCAGATTGTTTAATAACACCTGTAAATTCTATACCTAGTTCTTTATTTTTAGGGTCTTGTGACATCTTCAACCAATCTTGACCTTGAGCGTCCATCTGTCCATCTTTAAATGTATAGAAACCACCAATACAAATTAATTTAGCTTCAGGTATTTTTGCTTTTATTTTAGGCCATATATCCTCTACTAAAGGTTTCATGCCTTTTGTGAAAGCTGCATTGAAGACATATAAGTGTGGATCTTTTTTTCTTATATCTACACCATCGCCACCATTAACTTTATATTCTACAACACCATTTCTTGTTTGAAAAAATCTATGTTTTAATACTTCAAAGTTTCTACGTTTACCATGATCACAATTCATAACATACGTTGAGTGAAAATCAGACAAAGTAAATACTTCATCTATATGACCTTGTACTAATAAGTCTTCTAACATAAGATCGCCGTTTGCAAATGTATCATGCATCCAGACAATTTTATGTTTTGCGTTTGCTTTAATATGTTTATATCTTTGAGGTTGATATTCTTTAAAATGTGTATATTGATTAGGCGCTAAAAAAGGTATGATTGTTCTTAAAGATATTACAATGTCAAATGCAAAGTCATTTTTATAATCTAGTATAGAGTTATCTAGATAGGTAACATCATTATAATTGCCTTCTTTTGCAAGTTTGGCGTCAACACCACAATTGTTAAATACAGTGACTTTAAAGCCTAGATTAGAAAGTTCTTTGGCCATTAAAATAGTCGCAGATTCAGAGCCACCTAAGCCTCTTTTACTTAAAGTATTACCGTCATAGGGTAGACCTATTATATCTAAAAATGCGATAGAAATCATTTATTTTTTCTGTATCAATTCACTACAGTTTATTTATAAATATACTATAACAGAATAATTAAAAAAAGTCAATGCTTGGACTTTTCTAATGAGGGAGATCGTATCGCAATATGCCAGTTATTAAGAACGCCGGTGTCCGTGTAGGATTAGGGCGTATCGGTTATACAGGTTCAGCAGGACCACAAGGTTACACTGGTTCCAAAGGGGACAAGGGTGCTGACGGTTCACCTGGAGGTTATGCCGGTTCACAAGGTTTCACAGGATCAGTAGGTGCTCAAGGACCTGCCGGTGGTTACACTGGTTCAGCAGGTGCTTTAGGGTATACTGGTTCACTTGGTTATACAGGTTCATCGGGAACAGTAGGATTTACAGGTTCACGTGGAGAACAAGGACCGTCTGGCGGCTTTACAGGCTCAGTTGGTTATACTGGTTCTGCCGGAGCAGGTTATACAGGTTCTAAAGGAGACGCAGGCGCCGTAGGATTTGCCGGCTCAGTTGGTTATTCTGGTTCAAAAGGCGATATAGGTTTTAGTGGTTCTAAAGGAGACGCAGGCGCCGTAGGATTTAGCGGCTCAAAAGGTGACCAAGGTGTAATAGGTTATTCGGGTTCTAAAGGAGATACAGGCGCTGTAGGTTTTTCAGGCTCTAAAGGAGATACAGGCGCCGTTGGTTTTACAGGTTCAGCTGGCGTAGGTTATTCCGGTTCAGCAGGAGCAGGATTTACTGGTTCACAAGGTCTCGTTGGTTTTACAGGTTCAGCAGGAACAGGTTCAGATTCACCTTTAGTATTCACAACTTCAGGAGATTATAGAACACTTACAGGATTTTTGGAAGGTGGTACAACTTCTACAATTAGAACAGCAGAGTTTCATAGTGACTTATTAAGATTAACTCTTGCTACATTTACTCCTTCTTTTTCAGCTTCAACAACTCCAAGTTCATCATTACGTTGGGATCAACCTTGTACAGGATTTTCTGTATCAGTAGATAACCCTAGTGATGTCACAAATGATTTTATAAGTTCAGTTTACTCTATCACTCAAACAAGTGGAAGTGTTAACGGTACTTTGTCTAATTATACAGCAGGTAGTTTTTCACAAACACCAGCAGGTGGTGTAGATTGGAATCAATCTTTTACTGTAGACAATTCAAATTCATATATTAGATCAACATCAACTACTCGTACCGGTGGTTCAGCAGGCGCAACAATTAAATTTAATCATAATGACGGCAGTGAATCTGAATATACAGCTTCAGATACTAATTTCAGTGTAAGCTGGAATACAGCGTCAATGAGTTTATCTAAAACAAATGTCAGTGGAAAAACATTCCTAAAAACTTACTCTAGTACTTCGTACTCAACTAACGTAAGTGGCATATTAACAAATTCAAACACCTCTCATGCTTTAACAGCAAGTGGAGGTACTTTGAGTACAACATCAGGAAGCGGGTATGTAAGTGGTACATTTACTTTTACATCACCTATACATAAAGACAATACAGGCGATACTCGTACAGTTTCAAATATCTGTACGTTCACAAGACCGGTTGATGTAACCGGCACCTCATACACGGCGACTCACTCGTCAACAACAAGCAACGTAAGTGCCTCATTCACGTATCCGTCTTTCTGGTTGTGGACGACAAGTACAGGAAATCCTCCTAGCTTGTCGGATATTATTGACGACAGTCAATCAACAGGTTTCAAGACTTCTACGAACCAATTGGGTTCCAACACGAAAGATTTCCCAGTCCAAGCAATCAACAATACTGATTCTAATCCTCGTGCTTTTTGGTTCGTAGTAAGGGACTCTGCTTCTCAACCAACAACATTTAAAACTGGTGCAAGTGCCGGATTATTATCAGATGTTTCACAAACAGATGGTGGTACAATTAATTTAATACCATCTTCTCCTCCTTCGGGATTAACAGATGAAGCATATCACTTATACGGAATTACACTTCAACCAGGTACAACTTATGTGGAGATTAGTTAATGGCTAGTAATTACGACGGATTAACCAGAAACGTATGGCCAGGTACATGGAGTACCGGGACTAACTCCCCTATTGTACTTGATACAGAGGTTAGAGGTACCTTACATTCTATCACTGGAGATTTAAACGACAGACTAACAGATATCCCAGGTGCTAGAATACAAGAAGGTATGTTAGTGTATGTTAAAAATACATACACATCAGGAAGTACAACATACACAGGCGATAATTATTTTACTTACAAACTAGCAGTAGGCCAATCTAGAGACGCAACAACAGGTGCCGTTCCTAATGCAGACGCAAACTGGTCATTGTTCAGTGTATCAGGTGGTTCTGGTTATACAGGTTCAGCAGGTGCAATTGGATTTACCGGCTCAAAAGGAGATATAGGTTATTCAGGCTCTAAAGGAGATTTAGGTTATACAGGATCAAAAGGCGATCAAGGTGTTGTAGGATTTACAGGCTCTAAAGGAGATCAAGGCTCTTTAGGATATACCGGCTCAAAAGGAGATATTGGTAGTGTAGGATTTACAGGTAGTAAAGGTATTCAAGGTGCAACAGGATTTGATGGCTCTGTAGGATTTACAGGCTCAAAAGGCACAAAAGGAGATATAGGGTATTCAGGCTCTAAAGGCGATACAGGATTTGACGGCAGTAAAGGAGATTTAGGATATTCTGGAAGTAAAGGCGATATAGGTTTCAGCGGCTCTAAAGGAGACACAGGAACAGCCGGCGCTGTAGGATTTGTAGGCTCAAAAGGAGATTTAGGCTATACAGGATCAATTGGTTATAGTGGTTCAAAAGGCGATCAAGGTGTAATTGGTTATACAGGTTCGGAAGGAAATTTAGACGTTGCTGTTTCAGCAACACCACCAGGTTCAGCAGGACTTGGCGATGTTTGGATTGATAACGCAACAGGTATTCAATACTTCTACATGAACGATGGTAATAGTAATCAATGGGTAGAATTATCCAACCAAGGTATTGTAGGATTTACCGGCTCTTCTGGTTCTATAGGTTATACAGGTTCGGCAGGAACATCAAGCTCTTCTATAAGTGCTGGCAATAGTTCAGTATCAGTAGCAGACACAGGTACAGATGGCGAAGTCACATTTAGAACGGAAGGAACCGATCGTTGGGATATTACAAATGGTGGACATTTATTACCAGTAGCACATGAACAATATGATATAGGTAGTGCTTCAAGAAAAGTTAGACACTTATTCTTAAGCGATAACAGTTTAAAAATGGGAGCAAATGAAATCGCTTTAGGTTTAACAAACGACAAATTAACAGTTAATAGTCAATATGTAAATACTAGTGAACACGAAACAAATGATAGTACAGGTGCAATTGACATAACAAAACGAAATCACTTTATTACAGCAGGTATACATTATACTTTAGCAGATGGTACATATGTTGGACAAGAGCTTTGGTTCTATAAATCAGGCGTCACAGTCTCAACATATTCAGATATTACTGTTGCTAATGCAAAGGTTGTGATAGCAGGTAGTGGTGCAACAGAATTAAGGACTTCACACAAATGGAGATTAGATACAACTGGCAGTGTTTTTGCCAATTCTTTCTCTTGTGTTTGGGATGGCCAAGGGTGGTGCCTAAATGGTGGTACAATTGGCGCATAAAAATATTGATAACTCTTGTAAAAGAGAGATATATTAAGTTATAAATAGAGGTAGGAAAAAGAAACGAAACACTTTTTTCTTGCAAGAAATTTATATAAAGACGATTGATTATGTATTATTTGAAAAGTATTATTTAATTAAA